GTCGTGCTTAGCTCGTAATATGCGGCGTTGGTCGTAGGTATGGGTAATGGGAGGCGTTGTCGGTCGTGTGAGTGTAATGCGATAAACAGGATTTAGGACAGTGGCTTGCTGGGCGGCTAGGAGGGTGGAAGAGAGGGTTCTCATGACAAAAATCAAAAATTAAAGATAAGAAAGCAAAATGACAAGTTAAAAATTAAAAATTTTTGATGTTTGCTCTTTACATTTTGCATTTTGATTTTAGAAGAAGGCCTCCTGGATGATTTTGGCGATTAAGAGCCAGGAGAGGACGCCGACGGCTCGACCGAATAGGTAGTAGTGGTATTCGTCGGCGATTTCCTGGTTAGTTTTCTCGGACGGGACCTTAAATCGAGGTGGCCAGGGGCAAAACACTTCGCAGAATCCGATGGCGAAGGCGTGCCATTCGCGGTAGCAATCGAGAAAAGTCTTGATGTGAATGCCTTTTAGCATAAGTCAAAAATTAAATATCAAAAATCAAAATGACAGATAAAAATGCAAAAGTTGTCGACTTTCATCAACTTTCATCAAGTTTACGGCTTTCTCTGGCGTGGGTGACGGTGCGTTCGGCAAACCACCAGGTTATCAGTGGTATAGACAATCCTAAGAACCAATCTGGCAAGACTAAGCCAGTAGTAACAGCATGAGCTATCACCGCAGCGAAGAGAATGGTCACCACTGGTCGAACGATGGCACGGGAAAGGGTGGAATAGGCATCTATGGTGTCTTTTTTAGTTGATTTTTGCTCATTTTCCACGTTCAAAGCTCCTTAAATGGCTCACTGTTGACCGTTCAATGTTCAATGTTCAATGTTCTGGGTCAAATCAGGGCTGCCAGGGCATCGGGAATGGGTCTTTTAGCCTCCTGGTAGTGCTCGGCGAGGTGTTTAGCAGCCTCGATGACGATTTCGGGCGGTGCAGCCACCCGGTTGCCGTGAATTCCTGTCAAAAGGGCGATAACATCAGGCATGGCATCCCAATCAACCGTCTTCTCGATGTCGAGGCTGTCTGTGGTCCCGAGATCCCCACTTTCGCGGGAGTGATGTGGTAACAGCCACGTTTTGGGGTCGTCTGGGTCGCCGATGATGGCGAAACGCAGTTTGTTGGGTTCATTGGGTTTGTTGAGTTTTTTGCGTTTCATTAGTCCTCCTTTTAGTCATCCGTAAACATCTGGCGGGTGATGTGGCGGCTAGAGCGTGAGGCTGATTTGAGCTGCTTGTTATAGAGCTGCAGGCGTTTTTCTCCCCATAGCTTGTATGAGGTTGTACCGAATTTACCAGATATAGAGACTCGGTCAACTAAGGCGGCCGAGGCTGACATGGCTAAGTAGCCGGTAGCGCCTAAGACGATGATTTCATCGTGGTGCGCTGGTATGGTGGTTGAGCCCGCGGCGATGGTGTGGAGGCGTAACCATCGCACGCGAGCATTAGTGCCGTCGCCTCTGTCTCGCATAAAGAGCCTGCCGGCAAAGCGCTCATGGCGCTGGATGGAAGGTGGCCACTGGCCGATAGGGAATTCCACAGAGACGATCTGCAGCAAGCCGGTGAGGGTGGTGATGGTGAGTTCCTCAGTACCGGTGGTGGTGGCCAAGTCGGTCTGCTGTTCTTGCGGAGCGTGGACGGAGTATTCTTCGACTACTCGCTGGATAGCAGCGTCAATCTCGGCGTCCGTCCATCGCTGGGGAGCGGCGGTGTCCTGGAGGTCCTGTCGGACTCGGGTGCGCATTTCAACAATGTTCATGGTTCAAGGTTCAATGTTTGACGACCTTGTCCAGGCGCTGCTGCCAGAAGGGGTCGCTGTCCTTAATGGCTTTAATCTTGCTTGCCTTCGTCGGGAACTTCTTATCGTCCTCGATGATGGCCTTGAATACAGAGGCAAAGGCTTCGGGCTGGTAGACAATGCGGTGGACGTGCCTGGTCTCCTTATCAAAGTCCGTAGCATCGGGCTGCTCGTAGACTTTGGTCTCCTCAAGGACTACTGGTTCGGTTGTGAAGATGTCTTCAAATCTCATGGTACCTCCTCAGTTAGAACTACGTGCCAACGACGAGGGGCGATCTGAGCAGCATTGGTACTATTACTGTAAAAAAGCCTTAGCACTCGTCCTGAAGCCATAGCTGCACTCAAGATTTCACTTTCTACCCACATACCGCTGCTAGTCGAATTGCTTTGCAGTAGGTGGAGATCTGAATGAGCTCCAAGAGCTAGTCCCCGCACCCAGTGATGCCCCGCAGTAGCACCAGTAGGTAAAGCATCACACTCAAACCTTATCCTGCGACCAAGCCAGCTTCGACCTGCAGGCACGGTATAATCGTCCTGCTCTGTGGCTCCAGCAGCCAGTGAAGTGCCTCTCCGAAGTTCAATGTGCCTGACTATGGCAGCGGTTCGTCTTATGGGTCTACCTAATTCGTCAAATAATGTTATTTCGCTCAATTTGTCCTCCTATAGTTTTATGGTGAACGGTACAAGCGGCCATTACACGTCTCTCACTCCTGTGAGCATAGCGGCTTTGACGATGGAGAAGCTGGCCATACCGCAATACCACTTAATGCGGGTGCGGTTGGCGTCCCTGGTCTCAAGAGGTCCAAGCCGTTCGACCTGTAGCATCTCGGGGCTGGTGAGGCCGGCCACAGCGCCCTCTCCGAGTTCCATGGCGAAGATTACCGAACAATCGGAGGAGGTACCGACTGTGAGGTTATCCCTGACGAAGTCGGAGATGGCCACGGGGATGCCGTTGAAGTACTCGACCTGCTGGCCAAGCAGACCTTCACCGATAATGAGGTTGGTGCCGGAGGCACGGGCAAGGGCGACAATGCGTCGTCGGGAGCGCCGGCTCATCAAGAGCAAGTCGGGCCTGGCGCCTCTGACCTGGTCAATGAGCCGGTCGAGGCTGGACAGTGCCAGGGTGGCGCCGTTGGCTCCTGAACCGAGGTGGTTACCTAGACGGGTTGTCCAGGTGACGCCGCCGTCGACCACGGTAGCGCCCTCTACGATAGGCCAGGTGGGCTGTACGGTGCCGGTGGTGCCGGCGACGGTGGCTTCGTAGCGGAAGCCGTTCTCGAGTCCGGCAGTGGGGACACGGAAGGCTCCCAGGGCGATGGCGGTGGAGGCAGTCCAGGGGACGCCTCTGATGATGGTAAAGAGGCCGTCGAACTGGTTGGGGTTGACGCTGTTGTCGCCGTTGAGGAAGGCGTTCTCGAACTCGTGCCGTACGGCTTTGGCGGCGAGCTCGATGCAGGCGGCCTCGAGGTCCTGGACATTGGAACGGGTGGCTTTAAGGAAGTTGTCCACATCGGCGTCCACACCCAGGACTCTGAGGCTGGTGACTACTTCCTCAAAGGTGGGCGGGCTGGCTGACCAGGTACCGGTGACGGGGGCGTGCCAGGCGGCTGCGGGTAGGGATCGCTCCCGGTTGTAGCGGAGGCTGTTGCCGGTGATCTGGATGAATGGGAGGTTCTGGAGGATGGGGCTATCTCGGACGATTGATTCGATGATGCCTCGTACGAGGACATCGGTTGCCAGTCTACTGGCTTCTACTAAAGTTATGCTCATAGTTCTCCTTGTTCAATGTTCAATGTTCAATGTTCAATGTTCAATGTTCGACCTTTACTGTGTTCTTTGCTGTAAGCCTGCGGCGATCTTCTCCCTGGGTGATAGGGCGTCGAGGGCGATCCCGCCTCTGGTTGGTGCACCTGCTGGGACCTTAGTTTCCTTAGCCTGAGCTTCGAGGGAAGCTTTGACAGCGGTAGCGATGGTTAAAGCCTTAGCCAGGGTAGCGTCAATCTCCTCGATGGTGGCGCCGGTGATAACGTCGGCGGGGAGAGTAGGGTTGGCTGTCTTGACGGCGGCAAGGTACTTGGCCACGGCTTTGGTGTGGGTGTCCTTAAGTGTAGCGAACTCGGCGGTTACAGCTTCGCTTTGTTGCTTCGCTTCGCTTAAGGCTTTCTCGAGCTCGGCGATGCGGGCGTCCTTCTGGGTGATGACAGCTTGAGCATCGGCGATAGCCTTCTTTTCCGCCTCTAGCTCGGCCTTAATGGTGGCAAGGTCGTCTGTGTGCGGTGCTCCGTTGGGTTCGGGTGCTGGGGTCTGTTCGGGTTTCTGTTCTTCGGGCATAGTTTCTCCTTCTGTTCAATGTTCAAGGTTCAACGTTGAACTTTGAACTTTGAACTATTGTTTATTCTGGCACTTCCATCTCTGAGGCTGTGGCTCTCTCTCGCTCCGCCTCGGGTAGAAGCAGCCTTAAACTCCTTATTCATTTCCAGGATTTTACGTCGCTCATCGAGCCAACGCTGGAATTCGTCGTCGGGGTTGAGTATACCGAGCTCGTCCATAGCGGTTCGGCGGCTGTGGACGCCGGCCTGTACTAGCAGTTGTTCTGTTTGCGCCTGTCGGTCAACGTCCTGTGGCAGGATCGTGCCCCACAGGACTCTGTGCTGGACGCCATCGGTGTTCTGGTCCATGAACTTGGTAGCCAGTTTCATGATCATGGCAGTACGCTGGTAATATGCCTGTGTGCGGATGGTGCGTTTGCGCAGGACTTTCTGTAGCAGACTGGTAAGCTCAATACGCAGGGCAGCGCCTGAGATATCTCGTTCGATCCCTCCCCAGGCTGCCCGAGGCATCTCTGAGATGTCCTGCAGGGTTCGGTAGAGCAATTCGATGTAGTCAATGTGCAGTCTGACTCCGCCTCCCTGTAGCAGGTCTAGCAGGTAGGCTTTAGCATCTTCGGGTATCGCCCAGAGGGCACCTGGTTGGACCTTGATATCTTCGGCTGAGGTCACGTTTTCGAGAACTGCAATGGGATTACCAGAAAGTTCGAGAATACGTGAAAGCTGACTCATAGCTCGGTTAAGCTCTCTCTGGGGCTGTAGCAGGACGGGGATATCGGATTCGCCCCAGAACTCCTTGGGCTTCTTGAGGTTAGGGAAGATGACGAATGGGATGAACCCGTAAGGGTTCGGTTTAGACTCAATGAGGTTGTTGTCCAGGTAGAGGCCGAAGGCCTCAGCCGTCCAGACTTCGGTGATAGTGGCTTTCTTACTGATAGCTGGTAGCTGATAGCTGTCAGCATAGAGCATAGTGATTTCGTCCTGCGTGAGCGTATAGCGTGAAGCGACCCGCCAGACACGGGAGGTGTCGTCGCCTAGCCACCAGGCGAAGATGCCGGAGACGTCGGGGGCGGTGATGCGTATGCGTTTCTGGGCGGGATCCCAGATAACCTTATAGCATCCGTCGCCAAGGATAGCGGTGTCGACTTCGGTTTCGTACTCGAGTTGGTCGAGGTTGTTGTCGTGGTGGATTTGGTGCAATAGGCGTTCGACCTGCTGGGCCCTGGTGCGGAGCTCGGCTGTTTCCTGGGCAGGGTAGCAGGCGATGGCCAGGCCCTGGATAAGGAAGCTGGTCATCTTGTCTATGGATACCTTGGCATAGTTAAAGACAAGCTGGCGATTGCGTGAGGTGACCTGCCAGTGTAGGCCGTTATAGAAATCGAGATTAGAGCGGTAGGCCATAAGGCGCTGGGTATCCATCTGGTTCAACTGAGTAGGCGTGAATTCAGTCATGCCTCAATTCCAAATCCTGAATCCGAATATCTAAATCCTAAACAAATTCCAAATCCTAATCACCATAATCTCCCAATCACCTAATCTCCCAAACTTGTTTTTGTCATTTGAGTTTTGTGCTTTGACATTGTTTAGGATTTAGGATTTCGTGCTTAGAATTTCCCATCATGCAAACCCCTTTTTGTCATTCTGAGCCCCGACTTGTCGGGGCGAAGAATCTCTTTCAAAGAAGTCAGTCGTGCCGTTGTTTGCACGAGGCTCAAGCCTCGCACTACACATTTTGCATTTTGATTTGTCATTTTGCCTTT